GTGCTATGTCTTCCACAATGTCGGCGGTTGTCGAGATGCAGTTGATCGTCGTCCAAGAGGCGCCGGTGGTGGCGGCGAAGCTCCTAATTGACACATATCCGGCCGCGTAGAGGGGGGCTGAGATGTTATCTAGCTCCACTCCCATTGAGACAATTCGGTAGGAATTGACCCCGTTGATAATGCCTGGATTTATGCCCAGCGTGGACGGCGTCGCAACTGCTGATGCGACGGTGCAGGGGCAAGCAATATCATAATAGTAATTAGGTACTAATAGAAATGCGCCCTCCCCTTGAAGGTCGGTCTGCATCGTCCCAAAGGAACGATACTGGAACGCCATGGTACGTTGCCGACCACTGTCGGGGTATTTAGCCCCGACAGCAGCCGAACACCACGGATCATTCATACCGCAAACCATCTCAACATCCCGTTTAGAGATGGTGAGCCCTCGTTGTCGTGGCACGGTTAATGCACGAACGTTTGACCCGGTTTTGCCCCCAGGTCGGGAGGCTTTCCCTCGTGGCTGCGAGGGATTCTTGCTGGATGTTTTCTTATTGGAACTCATTCCTATAACCGGTAGGTTTCACAGCCGGGTGGGTCATGACTCCACACAGCTTCAAACGCAGTCTCGAAAACCTTCATCTGACCATCTACTACGAAATCGAGCTCGTCAAGCATCGCCTCTAAGCGACACTGCTCGCTTGGGCTCACACCAAATGCTTGACAGAAGGACAGGCGGGCGCACTCGTGTATGACACGAGGGCCAACTGAAGAAGGGAGACTGCGACGGTCGCGCGCGGCCCTTGCCTGGAGGCCGTCGGGCGCATACCGTAATCCACCACCGGCGCCCGCAGTATTGCGGAGCACACAGCAAGCGAAACTTTGCAAAATAGGAACACCTAAACCAAGAACAAGCTCGCACTCTCCAATGGCGTGGAGTACGCGGCGCCTGTAGGTGTTATTTGAAAAGTTTCTAACGCCACACAAAGATTTGCTAAAGATTGCCCTAAAGTCTCTAACAAACTTAACTCTACCAGGGGCATACTCAATGACCTTACTCTGGCAGAACGTGACGTCTGACAACACATTTGCTACTCCCTCAACCTTGACTACCATGCCAAAATGGCGGAATCCGTCCTCTACGGTGGACCGTAGGTGTTCCAAGTCGGACTGCTCAATTACCACTAGAACGTCGTCGCCATCGTCTAGGGTATCCCACTTGGAGCACCAACACATAAAAGAACGGACCAT